CTAGTGGTGGTAATCTTGGTCTAGATTCTAATAATAAAATAGTAAAAGATAGTGGGCTTGGTGTTACAGACCTTCATAGTGTTGGTGTAGATGGAGCTAATAATCAACTATTAACAGATGATGGTGATGGCACAATAACATCTGAAGCTAATCTTACATTTGATGGTGATAATTTTACTATTGAATCTGCGACCTCTCAAAAACCAGTTGTAGAAATAAAAAACACTAACTCCGACAACAAAGCAAGTCAACTTCAACTTACTAAAGATAAGGGTGCAGCTGGGGCGGATGGTGATACTATAGGGATAATTACATTTGCGGGTGATAATACAGCACAAGAGCAAATTGATTTCGCAGAAATTAGAGCTCATGTATCTGAAGCTGATGATACTGATGAAGCTGGTAAGTTAACTTTATCTGTGGCTGAAAGCGACGGATTAAACACAGGTTTAGCTCCTGGATTAATACTAGAAGGCGAACATGCTACAGATGGTCAAGTAGATGTTACTATTGCTAACGGAGCTGCTTCAACAACAACTGTTGCTGGTAATTTATTAGTAAATGGTACTACTCATTCTTTTAGTTCCAGTACTGCTAGTAGGCCACTTGTTCAGATAAGAAATAATGCTAATGACACAAATGCTGGTTCCCTGCAATTTTACAAAAATAGAGGTGCTAGTGCTGTAAATGGTGATAAGGTAGGTTCTATTGACTTTTATGGAGAAAACGATGCGGAAGAAGTTATTAATTATGGTAATATTATTGTTCAAGCCTTAGAGGTTGATGATACAGATGAAGCTGGTAAAATGAGTTTTAAAATTGCCGAAAGTAATGGAACTGCTACTGGATTAACTACTGGTTTACTTATAGAAGGATCTGATAATACTACAGATGGAGAAGTGAATGTTACCATAGCTGCTGGAGCGGCTTCAACAACAACTGTCGCTGGGGATTTAACCGTAATCGGAGATGTTATTATGATGGCTAATCTACCAACATCAGATCCATCTAATGCTGGGCAATTATGGAATGATAGTAATACTCTTAAAATTTCAGCTGGATAATAAATAAAATAATTTTATTAAATTTGCAATATGCCAATAATTAAAGATAAATACAAAGCCAAGAGTACTAGAACAACACCTATTATTCAAAGAAATCCTAAAGCTGATCTTATTGAGAGAAGCTCGGATGGAAGCTCTATCAATCTAAATACATCTCAACTTCAAGCTATAGCTACACAAGAAGCTCGTAATAATACAAATGTTATAGGGACGAAGATTCCTGCTACTAACAGTATGTCTGCTAATATTTTAAGCGGGAAAATTGCAGGCTACAATTTAACAGCTCCAGGTACAATACAAAATTTATTTACTTTAAATTCTGGTGAAAAATTAAATAATATAATAATTAATTACCAACACATATCAGGAACGTCAAGCAACATAAATTTATTTTGGAGTTTATATCCTGTAGAAGAAATAGAAAATTTAAGAATAAAAGAAGACGATACATATGATGATAGATTATATAGAATAGTGTCGTCAACTATTAACAGCAATACAGGTCTTAATCTATACGAATTATGTCAAGGTTTTGAAAATATAGATAAAAAAATATACTTTTATGGAGTAGCGAGTGTGGCAGATGATTTAGGAGTAACATTTACTTTCTTAGTTGGATAATCCTACTAAAAGATATAATATCCCTATCTGGCTATCAAAATGGATTTTTATTGATGGTAATAAAAAGAAATATATATTAAATAACTTTATTGTTAAGGGACATAATAAAGGAGAGATTTTTACTAACAAAAAAATTGTTAATAAAGCAGTTAATAAGTTAAAAGGAGGTCGTAAGAAGGGTAAGATAGTTCCTGTAAATTTATCACTGATAAGCCAACATGGATTTGGTATTAATGATAATTAACAAAATATAAAATGTCTTTAAATGATGAAATTAGGGAATATTTATTAAGTAACCCTCACTTAATGCGTAGTAAATACGCAGACACAGCTAAAAAATTTGGCACTAATTACGAGCAAATAAGAACTGTTGCCCGAAACCTTAGAAAGAAAAACCCAGACACAGAGCCTAAAGAAAAGGAAGTTATTAGTTTTCAAGAAACTAAAACAGATGCTATTTTAACTGCTGAGAATTGCACTAGAGTAAAATCTTTAGAGGATTTATTAGCGGCTTGTCAAGTTGATTTAGATAATTGGGAAGTAGCTAAATATGATATAGGAACATATGAAGTAACAGGATTTGATAATGACAGAAATCCAGTAACAGTAACTATGTTTAGGACTAAAGCCTTCTTAAAAAGAATAGAACCTGAGCTTAATATAAAATTAGTTAAACAGCAACTTATTGAAGACTTACGTAATTTATCTCCTAAGGTTTCAAAAATTAAAAGAAAAAGACCTGATGACAGAAATGATTTACATTTATTAGAGATATCAGCTTTTGATTTACATTTAGGTAAGATTGGTATAAAAGGAGATAAGTATAGTATGGATATAGCTGAAGAACGTCTTTTAAGCGCGATAGAGCACTTATTATATAGAGCACAAGGGTATTACATAGATAAGATACTTTTTATCGTAGGGCACGATTTATTAAATTCAGACAGAGATTGGCCTGTACCTGCGACAACAAGAGGAACCCCTCAATTTAATTCAGATTACCATATAGATATGTATAGACAAGCTAGAAAGCTTATGATTAAAGCTATTGATATACTATCTGAAGTAGCTGATGTTCATGTTATGGTAATACCAGGTAATCATGATAGAGAATCAGTTATGCATTTAGGCGATACACTAGAGCTTTATTATGATAACAATAAAAATGTTAAGGTAGATAATAATGATTGTTTAATGAAGGCATTGCCTTATGGTAACAACCTTATTATATCTGATCATGGTGATGGGCCTAAGATAGCAAGTCTTCCTGGAATTATAGCTCAAAGATTTAAAAACTTATGGAGTGATACTGTATATGTGGAAGTTCATAGAGGTCATTACCATACTAATAAAGCCATGAAGCTGCAGGCTATAGAAGAGCTTAACGGTATAACTGTTAGAAATCTTTCATCTATGTCTGCAACAGATTATTGGCATGATAGTAAAGGTTTTATCGGTAATATAAAGAAAGCTCAAGCTTTTATATATAGTAGGCAAAACGGCTTACAAGGTATACTAAACTATAATGTTAACGTTTAGTTTTATCGTCTTCTAGAATCTTAATAAGAACATTTTTATTATGTAAAGGTCTTGCATTTTTACCTTTATGTTTATTGAAGGAATAATATTCTGATGGTTTATATATTTGCTTAACCTCTCTTACTAATCCTTTTTTATCATATTTTACAATCCACCTTGTGTTTTCTTCATGATCATATGATTTTAAGTGTTTTAGAAATGCCATATTATTCTTTTATTTTAGCTAATATTTGGGCCTCATAGAATAAAAAATATTCTTCGTTATCATGTGTGATAGGATTTATCCCCATCGGATCAAATATAACGTAGTCACCTTCTTTAAGCTCCTTAACTTTATTCCCTGTGGAAACTACAATTCCTCTATCAGGTATGTCTGGCAATACTTCGGTTAATATAATTCCTGAATCTGTTACTTCTTCTGGTTTATCTGGACGTATTATTACTCTTAGCCCTACTGCTTTTATCATAATTGAAATTTTTTATGGGTATTCCCCGTTATTAAACATAAACAATCTTGTTCTGTAGTATATATTCTTCTTCTACAATTAGAATTATGAAATCCTATTCTATGTAGTAAATATATTAATTTTTCTTTAATATGCTTCATAATCATCATCATCATATTTATTTTTCCATTTATCCATTTCTTCAAAATATAAATCTCTAAACTTATCAATCTCTTTTGTCAAGGATTTATTTTCTTTTGCATTTACAATTACAGCAAATATAGCTCCTATTATAAAACCAACCACTAAAACAAATGCAATAATACTTAAACTTATAATTTCATCCATATTAAATATTATTTATATTAATCTTCCTATTACTAAACCTATTATTAAAGCAACTAATCCTATATAACCTACTATTAAAAATAGCATTGAATCTTTATTTTGTCTATCTCTATTCATACCAAACTTTATATACTTTTACCCCATTAGATGTGGTACATGCAAGTTCTTTTCTTTTTTCCACTTTCTCTTTTAATTTGCTTTTGTCTATATACTTTGGATTTTTGCTGTTTAATTTTCTCTTTTTTGGCATATTTTTCCATGTTTTTAATTAATTCTTTATTTTGATTTTTTTTAATCTCTTTATATGTTTGTATAAACAAAATAAAAGTTATATATATAATAATTGAAAATATTATGAATTGCATTTTTCTAATCTTTCAAGCTCAAATTCTAAATGAGCTATAGCTTTTTTAATATCTTCAATTCCCCCATCAGAATGCTTCCTCCTACTGCGGAGGCAATATGTGACACAGGTACCAATATTATAGGAAAGATCAAAATCTTCCACAACTTTACGCGCCTCATATTTATGATACCTACCTATATAATATGAAGGTATTCTTTTATCTCCAGTGGTATCTGTAATATATCCATTTCTACCTATCTCCCAATAATGTTNATTATGTTTNNTCATTAGTCTAATTTNGTTTTAAAGTGNTCAATTATTTTATTCATTTGTCTTTTGTAGAATAAATCAAANTCTATATATTCCATTTGCCCTGTATCACCATTCATGGTTTTAGGTTGTGTTTTCTCCCATAGTTTATACATTACCCCTCTCATTCTCTGGCTAGGAGTTTTTTCGCTAAACTCTGTGTTAGTAGTTGCTTTCTCAACTGCATCTATTTGATCCTGATTTATAGAGTTTGTTGATATTAATACGTAACCAGGCTTCTTAATTAAACCAAATAAGTTTACCATTGTTTCGTTAGTTAGTTCAGGAGTTCCTAAATAAACTCTTAAACTACCATCTGCTAAGGTACTAACTTTATCAATACCCCCTTCAAATACTACTGAATTTTTCATTTTTTATCTTTTAATTGTTTTGCAATGTTCTCTGCATTTTTATCATATACTATTAAGTATATAGGGTCTGACTTAATAACTTTATCTTTTTCTAAAGTTCCTTTACAGCCGTATATACAATTTTTAATAGTAAAATTCTCTGTGATACTATCTACTATTTTCTGTGTTTCATCATTTACTGATGTAATTTTATCAGAACATATTATATAAGCTATTCTTACTTTCTCTTTATTTTTAATAACTTGATATGCAGATACATATTCATTAGTTTCTTTTAGAATATTGTCTGCTTGCTCCCATTCTTTTAAAGTATCAAAGAAATGTTTTTTAGTTATAGAATCTAAAGCAGGTAATATAGAGTATCCTGTAAGATATATAGCATCTATATCAAAGTTTTTGTTATACCTATATTCATTACAGCCATCAGGTCTGTAGTATATCTTATCATAGATAAAGTCTTTTTCTTTGTGCTTATACTTAACAAATATTTCTCCTTGTAGTTCAGAATACTTAGAAGGTCTACAAATAAGATATACAGAATGCACGTTACCTCCATGCATCCTGATATATCCTGTATTGTATTCTGTCATTTCAAAATCCCCAAACTCTTTCCTTATGTTAGCTGGAATAAGTTTAAATAAATATTTTATAAACTTTTGTTTGAATTGTGGATTCATTATAATATGTTTTCATTCATTATATGTATACTTCTTTCTGATTTCTTGTCAAGATAATCAAATCCTTGGCCAGGCCAATAATCATTATCCATACAATATTTATAGATTTCTAAATCTCTATTATATAGCTCTCTTCCCTTATCTAAAAGGTCATCGCCTATCTGTATAATATTTATACTAAATGGAGGACTCTTCTCTATAGCTACAATATAGAACTCGTGAGCCCTTACAGCGTCCATATAGAATGCAGCCTGCTTATAGTACTTAAACTTCCTTACAGAGCTTGCAAAGCCGTAATAAGAGCTATCTTGTGTAGTTTTAAGATCTACTATAATATTAGCGTCCTTATTGTAAACATCAAGCATACCTCTACATTTTACATCATGCTCTTCATTTTCCCATACTATAATTTGCTCTTTAAGACCATTAGTTAGCATAAGCTTAGCGTCATCATCTCTCATTAACTTTTCTGTCATTTGTTCTATCAAGTGATAGTCTTGTTCTGATATTACAGTTTTAAATGTATTCTTTTTAACAAATTCTGCGTAATCTGCTTTACCTTGCTTAGTTCTTTTGTCAAACTTAGGGGATACAGCGTAGTGCTTATTAAACTCTTCTGGTTGCAATACATTCATATGTAATGCAGATCCAAATTTCATTGCTGGTGTAGATGGTTGTGGATTGTCTACCGCAAATCTAAAATATTCTGGTGATTTACCAGTAAGGTTGCTCAACATACTGTTAGATACATATTCATTATCCTGGTAGTAGTTGTGATGTGT